GGTAAGTCAATCGCTTGGGAGTTCATCGGGGATATACTCAAGGATATCGATATCCCGACCGACCTCTATACGACAGGCACTGATGCAGGTCTAATAGGTGGGTTCGAGGAATTGAAAGACGGTGATGGTAATATAGAGACCATCGAGAAAGAGGGATTCCTAAACGGGCGTAAGGCGCTGAACTTCGACGAAGGTTCAATCATCCTCAATCCTAACAAACACAGCCAAGAGACTGTTCTGTACCTACAATCAGCCTGCAACCCTGTAGGTAGCAATAACAACATACTCGTCAAGCACACTAAAGCGGGTAGGATAGAGACTGAATCGCTGGTGTCACTGTGGATTACCACTTACCCACCATCGGGTGTCAAGGAGTACGTTCTGACCAAGGGTATATTCCAGAGAGTATTGCTGTATTGGTCCAACTGGAGCATGGATAGGAGAATGAACGTCAGCATGAGAAGAGCAGACTCGGCCTTCAAGAAGACTCCTAAGATGAAGGTGAGTTATGAGGACATAACCGGTTATTTCAGGGAACTAGAGCGGAAGATGAGGAACAAGGTGCTAGAGGTCACAGAGACGAAGTTCGTCGAATGGGACAACATGTCAAGAGATGAGCAGGAAGAACTGCTGCAAGAGTCAATGACTGATGTGTTAAGCGCGGATGAGTCATTCTATCCTGCCATGTACACAGCAATAGAGGACTACTATGCCTTGCTTACTGGTCTAGGACCGGGTATAGGTGATGTCGTTGCCTCGTTCATACCAGCGATGGAGAATTACACTGTGATTCTATCAACACACATAGCACTAATGGAAGACACATGGGTCGTCAATGACGAACATGTAGATATGGCCAAGGAGATTCTGTATGATTTGTTCAACAACCTCATAGAATGGTTAGAGGGAGAAGTTGAGATAGGTGCCAAGATAGCAGAGAAGGCTAACCAGAAGGCTAGGTGGCTCGCTGCTCATGATGCTTCCAACCCATTTGATTTGGGTGGTAGAGGTGACAACTGGAGAAAGCGTTCCGACGTTATGGCCGCGTACATGAATCAGAATCAAGTCACAAGAGGCACTGCATACAACCACTTCAACAAGTGGGCTAACAACATGTTCGACCAAGGTAAGGATGGTAAGGTAGTATTCCTCAGGCTAAGGGATGACGCATGATAGAAGAAAACGAAGGCACATTCGACACATGCTCCGTATGTGGTACTGATACTGATTTCGATGGTAGAGGTGGTATTGCTGGATATTGGGGTATTATGCCGGTGGCCTTTTGCGAGTGGTGCCTCTCGTCCATGTTGGATATGGCGTCGCAACTACTGGGAGTTGAGGAAGAATGACTGAGATAATGGCATTGGATATAGAGACTAGCAACTACTCATGGGAGATAGGTGGATGGGAAAACAAGGCTCTCTTTGACCCTACAGTGGTAGCAACATGGGATGGTGATAACGCAACTGTTTTTTCCAAGCAGGAGATAGAGATAGACGGGCTAGAAGTACTACCACTGCATCCTAGGGTACTGGGTGACCACATCACTGATTTCGTAGAGAAGGGTGGTAAGATACTAGGGCATAATATCCTAGGTTTTGACTTTCCTGTCTTGAGAGAATCCCTCGATTGCTGGGCTGTGGGAGACGTCATGCAGAAGACTGAGACCGTCTTTGATACGAAGACCATGTTCCAAAAAGCAGCATTACCATACGGTCTGTTGGAGTTGTCACTGAACACTCTATCCAAACACAATCTCAATCAAAGCAAGTTGATGGAAAGCATAGAAGCACCAGAGGCTTGGGCACAAGGTAGGTTCGAAGACGTAATCAAGTATTGCGTAAGTGATGCACAATTGACCTACGACCTCTACATGCATGGTAGAGACAATGGCATCATCAAATCACGCTCCTTGGAAACCGGGGAGATAGTAGAAGTAGAAGTAGAGTGGTAATATGACAGAGAACGAAAACGAAAATGCATTGAGAACGAACATAAATGCGGTGAAGACAATAGTCCACACCGTGAAAAGCACCCTTGGTCCTAACGGTAGGGACAAGATGATGGTAGACGGTGGTGGCAACGCCATAGTGACTAACGACGGTGCGACGATATTGAGAGAATTGGACGTGGCCCATCCGGGTGCTAAGATGATAATAGAGTGTGCTCACACACAGGAGAGTCTCTGCTATGACGGCACTACGTCCACTGTGGTACTAGCGGGTCAACTACTGACCAATAGTGAGAACCTGATGAATCGTGGACTTCACCCCAATCTAGTCTGCAAGGGGTACAACGAGGCTGCTCACATGGCAACGGATTACCTCAGAGACTCATTATCCAGAGATACCTCAGATGAAACCTTGACGTCAGTAGCAAAGACAGCGATTACGGGTAAGACATTAGACTCTGCAACTGAGACAGTATCCCAACTTTGTGTGGAAGCAGTCAAGAAGGCAGGGGATGCAGAGAAAGTAAGAGTCCTCAGTCTGCCGGGTGGTTCACTCAGGGACTCGTATCTCTTCAACGGTGCCATAGTCAACAAGGACTACGTCATAGAGCACGAAGTAGACATGGAGTGCGACATGCTATTGGTTAACATGGGACTAGAGCCGGAGAAGACAGAACAGAACGTGCAGGTTCAATTGGACATGAAAGGCTACAACGCATTCAAATCCTCAGATAGGGAGAACATGTTGGAGCAAGCCAAGAATCTCACCAAGCACTTGCCTAAGGGTGGTGTGGTGTTTGTCAGAGATGGTGCCTCTGACCATGTCTGTGCTTATCTCAAGAAGCACAATATCGCAGTTGTGAGAAGACTACCAGAAAGTACCATGAAGGCTCTATCTTCAACGCTGGGACTATCCATAGCACAGATGCCCTCTGATGTAGAGTGTGCTGCGAAAGGTAAGATACACAAACAAAGACATTACGATGTTGATTACATATTCGTAGAAGGCATGGTTGATTCCGACCAATCCACACTCGTACTACGCGGTGCAACGACGACGACCTTGGATGAGATAGAGCGTGGCTTTGACGACGCACTAGGGGTCGTCTCTCTCGTGATGAACGGCGATGGTGTTGTTGCCGGTGGTGGTAGCGCCTATGCGTCAATGGCTTCGTATCTACGCTCACAGGCAGCGACCGTAGAGGGAAGGGCACAAATGGCGATAGAGGCGTTTGCTGAGGCCTTGGAGATTATTCCTGCTACGATAGCAGAGAACGGTGGCCAAGACCCATTAGATTGCATATTGAGTCTAAGACACGCTATTCAGGATGGGTCGCTCGATATGGGTCCAGACTTGGAAAACGAAGGCATAGTGTCGATGAACGAACTAGGTGTCGTGGAGCCATGCTCTCTCGTGAGACAGGCCGTGTTGAGTGCCACTGAAGTCACCACCGCTATTCTCAAGATTGATGATGTAATCGCAAAGAGAGGAGCATAATGGGGCGATTGATGAAGCGGTTGGAAGTGAAGTGTAGAAACTGCAACCACGTACACGTACCAGACCGTCTGACAGCGAGGTATCACAGCGGTGATGCTAGTAAAATAAAGAACAGAATACAACTATGGCAATGCAAGAAGTGCGGTCACTTCTGGCAGGACTCGGTGTTCAAGAAAAAGAGAAACTTGTTGCTTAGAATGGTCAGCGGAAGAGAAAGTTGAATAACCAAGCGGTGTGCTTTCTACACCGTGGTATTGTTCCGATGGTTGGCTCGTAAGTTAATGTCAATTATGGGACATGTGTATGTGTGGTTGGACAAACGTGTTCAGTATACTGATGATGAAGTGAGAGAAGTGCTTGGAGTAGCGATAGACGAGGACTTGCAAACCTCTTCTAGGTATGAGTTGTGCCGTCTCATCGAAGCCGAGTTCAAAGTGCCGAAGGATGCGTTCTGGCGCTTACACAGCACACAGAAGATTCGTTTCGCGGCACAGCAGATTCGTGAAATGAAGAAGCCTAGTAAGTTCGAAATGGGGTATTGAGATGAAAAGAGCAGCGTCTACGTGTGATATGTTTATCAGGTGTTTGAATGAGATTTTTGAGGATTGGAGTGATGACCTTTGATGCTTGTAGACCAGAGAATCATAGATGATGTAATCAACGCTGAAATAAACGTGGCCCCCTTATTACCTCTAGCGATAGTGACTCTGTTATGCGTTGCATATCTTTCGAGAAACCTGCTTTCTTGGAGTAGATTCAGACCTTGATTACGAGAACATGACCCCTCTAGGGTGCTTGTCATTGAACCAACTAGGCTGTGATGGTTGGTGCTTCGCATACGAGTTAGGAGGCACATCGCCGTATATCCCCTGTAGGGTAGCGGGCCAGTCGAGCAAGGCTTGTCTGTACTCAGTCAGTTCAGTCTTCTGCTCCTCGCTCAAATCTGCCCAGAGAAGGGGCTTGGACTGGAAGAAGTCAACATAGACCTCTAGCATCCAATCCCTAGTGCTTCTGACTTTGGCCATGGCCTCATCCATCGTTATCGTTATCTCTTCTCCGTGTTCTCCCGTTGCCATCTATCCACCTCAATCCACTGTAAAGTAAGCAGTCATTCTCGCAGGACCGACCTGTGTGTCAGTGTATCCCGCCAATCCAGTCGCTCTTATGTTGAAGGTATCACCTGCTGCGTATGACAAACCGTCGCCACTCAGTGACGAGAATGATTTCACAAAGGCATTACCACCACTACCACTGGCATTGTACGTCATTGTCGTGGTGGATGCAGACCTGTTCTTGAACACAGTCAGAGTTTGATTGCTGCTGTTGGTCTCACTACCCTTGTTGCCGAAGGTGATATCTATTCTTGACAAGGTGCAGCCTGCTGGTATGACCACACCGAAGTCGCTTCCTGAAGAGGACTTAGTGGTGTTCTGCGCTCCATTACCATATGACATGATGAAACCATTCGCATTACCAGCACCAGCCTCGGCACTGATATAATCATCCGACTCCTCACCAACGATGACGAAAGTGTTGGTCGCTTGACCACTTAATTTGAGCAATGAGATGTATGTACCATCCTGCTGTACCTGTACCTGACTTGTCTGGTCAGCATCGTTCTTTCGCATCCTCACTGTCACTACATCGTTCGCTGATAGTTCCACCACCCCTGACCAATGGGCAACCATGTCGTCGTCAAATCCCGAACCCCTTGAGTAGGAAGTGGCTAATGTGTAATTCAATGCAGTGCCGTTGACAAAGACTCTAGCATGTCCGACGAACCTGTTTGTACCTGTGTTCTCGGTGTTGATGCTGTAGTCAATCAGATAAGTCCCATCCTCTGTGACCGTTATCTCTCCGGGGTTGGTGCTTGTGCTATGCGTGAAGATTGAGTCCTTGTGAATCTCACTCAACCAAGTGATTGTCTGTGCTGTGGTGTTGTTCACGTTTATGAGAGTGGTTGCATCTCCTGTGCCTGTGTTCTGGATTGCCACGAACTTCTTCATATCAGTGCCGCTGCTGCCACCTGCATCTGCAAAGGATAGAGCACCACTACCATTTGTCGTTAGAACCTGATTAGGACTACCATCCGATGTGGGGAATGTGTAAGCGTTGTTGAACTTGACTTGACCGTCAGAGGCTAACTCAATGCTATGGTCGCCATTACCCGGTTTTATGATTATCTTACCGCTTGCATGTCTGTTCAAGATGTAAGCGTCATTACCCTGTACTGCGAAATCCGTAGAGCCACCGTTGCTATCTGTCAAC